TGGGGTCCGCGAGGATTCGCAGCGCCGTCTGCCGGACGAGCTGGCGAGTGGAAGGCATCAGGCAACCTTCCTCAAAAGGTCGCCCTGGAGCATCTCGCCGGCGATCCCGTTGGGATTCATCCAAACGGCACTACCACGCTGGGCGCGCAGCTTCACCGCCAGGTCGGTGATGTTGACGCCGAACATGACGCGCGCCGAGTTCATGATCGTGCGGATGTCATTCGGCGAGAAGCCAAACCAAGGCGCGCGCCGCTCGTTCGCACGGGCACGAATGCGCGCCCACTGTGCGCTGATGTCCATCCGCACCGTCTGTTCATCGGCGTAACGCACAGTGAAGTTGTCAAGCATGTGTGCGCTCTCTGCGCGAATTGTGCGGATCGTTCCGTGGTGCTTCTTCGACGTGTCCACGTAGGTCCGCGAGCCGGGGCCAGTGAGATCTCGGATGGGAGTCAGCCCAGCCTTGGTCTTCAGCTTCTTATATCGATCGGCCAGCGCCTTCATGGAAGCGTCGTCCGATCCGACGCCCTGCGCCACACGCGTCTTCACCGCGCCGACCGCAACCTGGCCGAGTTGCACCATCTGGTACTTGCGGAAGCCGTAGCCCGCAAGTGTGATCTTCGAGCCGTGGAATTTGAAGGTGGTCTTGATCACGGTTTCCTCAGAAACAACCGCGCGCTGCCGTGCCCGTCGTAGGTGGCTTCCATCACGAAGTACGTGATGCCGTTATGCAGAACTACGTCGCCCTTCGCCGGGTCGGCGGGCATGTCCGGCAGGCAAAGGTAGACGGACGCCTGAGCTCCGGGTCGCGAGGCCTGAACACCGGTGTCTTCGGTCCAGACGCCAGTGAGTGAAACCGGCGCACCCGTCGTGCCACCGGCTTGATACACCAATGCCTCGCCCATGACCGCGATGCAATCGCGGATGCCCTTCAAGAAGGTGATCCCCATTGCGTCGGTGGGGATTGGAAACGTGTTCATGCGTCAGTACTCGGCGAGCCTCAGTACTCGGCAAGAATGCCGGTGGCGGTGGTGCCAGTCGCGTAGACGCGAGTGGCGCTGATACCGAGGCGTCCCACCGGGACATTGTTGTAGGTCACCTGCGCGGCGGACTTCGCCAGCATGACAGTCACATTGCCCGCGCCGCCGATCCAGAGGGAACGTGTTGCGTAGGGGAGATCAGCTGCGTCGTTGGGAACAATGGGCGCTGCGTCGCAGACCGCCGCGAGCTCCATATCAGGGACAAGGTCGGGGTATTTATATCCAGCCATTGAACGCCTCCGAAGAGAGTGGGCGGCGCCCAGAAGACGCCGCCCATCGTGCGCGCGGGGGGCTTACTGCAGCGTGACGATCGAGTACCAGATGTAGACGTACGTCAGGCCATTGCCAGTCGTGAAGGCGGCGGTGGCGTTGCCGATGGTCAAGCCCGTATTGAGCGGAGCGGCCAAGCCGCTGGCGCCGGTCTGCATACCGAGCTGAGTGAGGGTCTTCGGGCCGAGTGCGGCGGCGTTGATGGTTGCGGCAGGAAGGGTGCCGGAGTGGACGGCCGCGCCGGCGGTGTAATTGATCGACACCGCACCGCCAGCGAGGAACGCAATCGAGCCCGGCACGAACTCCACAGCGATGGCATCGACTACGACGGCCTTGCCGGCGCCCGGAGCCGCAATCAGCGCTTGCGGCGTGGCGTACATAGCCAGGACCTGCGCAGCGGTCAGAGGGACGATGGCCAATTGCTGGACCTGCGGGTCGATCATGGCCGAAGTGACCTGCGGTACCGCGTAGTCGAGCCGCAGCTGAACGGTCGCGTCGCCTGTCACCTGCGGCAGTTCCGCAAGCCCGATGCTCATGTTGGGCGTGCCGTTGGTTTGTGCGTTGTTCGACGTCGCTACGAAGTTGACGTTGTCCCAGTACACACGGTCGCCGACATTGAAGACGCTGGCGTCCTTTGCCAGCGCGAACACGCCGTCGACGTCGATTTCAACCGGGCTGCCTGCGGTGTAGTTCCACGCCGCCACGCCGAAGATGTTTCCGATTTGAACGCCCGTTCCGCCGTTGCCGGTACGCGGCGCTGAGGGAATCGTGAGCGTCTTTCCAGGATGAATGAAGTTGTTCACAGTCTGACCTCCAATGGGGATTCTCAACTGGGCTGGCCCGCGAGCCAGCCCGGATTCACTTCCTCACCGTCTACGCGCCGGCGTTCTTTTGCAGGCCGCGGAAGTCGATGGCGGCAGCGGCGAAGTCGAGGCGCGCCTTGACCTCGAAGCCGTCCACGTCGAAGCCCTGGCGCGTCTCGATGTAGACTCCGTCCTGGCCTTCGAGATAGCAGTACTCGACGGTGTCGATCAGCGTCGGCGTCGTGGCGAGATACCACGCCGTGGTGGAGTTGGCGTCGAGGCGCGGCTCGACCACCGGGGTCAGCGTGCGAACCCACTCGGGGATGACAGCGGCCGGCGTAGTGGTCGCCACCAGGTTGATCGGCGCGATCAACTGCAGGGCCGCCGTCTCCAGCGAGGTCGGCACGATCAGCGTGTTCGGCTCGAGGTTCAGGATGGTGCCCTTCGGACCGGTCTGCAGGCGGAACTTGGAGCGCGAAGTAGCGACCGCGGTCAGACCCAAGGCCGAGCCGGCGCCGGTCAGCAGGTTGTTGTGCGCGGCGTGGAAGAGCGCCTTGCTGTCCTCGCCCATCACCTGGTTCGAGAGGAAGACCGCCCACACGGTGTCGGACTCCAAGCGCGCCGCCGCGACGCCAAGCTGGAACGGGATGCGCGTGATGGCCTGCAGGTCGTCGTTGATGATCACCTTGCGGGTGACGGCCACGACCTCGCCGAACGTCGCGAGCTGGTAGCTCTGGTTCGAATCGGTGAGTGGCGTGCGGTGGAACTCGCCTTTTTCATTGAGCGGCTGCAGCGCGGCGAGGTCGCTCAGCTGGACACGGTTCACCGGCTTGAAGTCGGAGGCCGTGACCTGACGGCTGAACGCCGTGAAGGTGCGCGAGACCGCCTGATAGCCCTGGCGCAACGTCTTGTTGGCGACGTTGGCGAGAATGTTCGGCAGGTCGGTGGTGGTGAGCGCGTTGAACGCGATGTCGTTCACGTTCATGCCGCGCGTGGACTTGCCCGTGCGCTCGATGCAGAACCGGGCGAGGTCCAGAAGCCGGAGGCCGACGTACTCGCGGCCGCGGTCGTTCACGATCGGGTTGAGCCCCGGATTCTCGCGGAACATGAGGTAGGCCGTCATGTTCTCGCGGATCGTTTCGCCCTCATCGCGGCCAACGAAGAGCTCCGGCCGGGTGGGCTGCGGGTTGTGCGAAAAGGTCGTTGGCAGTCGGTCGTCTAGGCCGGCGAGCCTTTCGAGGATCGCGGTGCGCGCCTGGTCCTTCGTTGCACCGCTGGCGATCAGCGTCTGCGACCAAGCGTCGCCGAGCTTCGCGCGGAAGGGCTCGATCAGCGTGTTGATCTCAGCAACGCGCATGCGCTCCTGGTTAATGCCCTGCTGGCGGGCGGCTTCAATGTCCACGACCGGAGCGGCAGCGGCGCTGGCGTTCAGCTCCACCGCCGCCGCAGGCGCGGCGTTCTGTTCGGTGCGGGCCTCATTGCCCGTCTCCGTCTGATGTGCCATGGTCTGGCTCTCCTTGGGGCGAGTTGCCCGTGCCGGAACGGCGTTCGCTGCCGTGCCGGCAAGTTCGTCTTGAGCGGGCGGAATCTCCGCGCTCATCGTCACGGCACCAGCCACGGCCGGCACCATCGTGAAACTGATTTCGAAAGGCTCCCAGTCGACGGCTGTCATCTGCCTGCGGCTCACGCCCGTGGGCGTTGTCTCGTTGCGCGCGTAGATCGAGGCGCCCATCGAGACGTTGCGGATGATTCCCGCCTTGATGTCCGCGCGCAGCCCGGCGAGGTCGGTCCGTGGACTGATCTGCAACTGCGCGTAGGCCTTGCCATTCTGAATCCACGCCTTGCGCACCACGCCGAGCTGGCTCGTGATCGAGCCATAGGTATCGTGGTTGTCACAGACCGGCGCGCCGTTATTGAGGCGGTCCAGTCGCACCGCGCCCGGATCGAGGCTGAGCGTCAAGTCGTACTGCTCGCCGGTTCGGTAGTCGCAGCGTGGAACCGAGCTGCCGTCATAGAAGCAGCAAGTGACCATGCCGCCGCCTTCGTCCCACGAGTCCGGCTCGAACGTGGCCGCAAAGCGCTCTGCGTAGATCTCCCTCTCAACGGGCGGCTGAGCAACTGCCGCCGTCGTCGTTTCGATTCCTTCCATAAAGCCTCCTTGCTATGCGTTGCTCTTGGCTTCGCCGTTCGAGTCGTTGGTGTTGTCGCCGCCGTCCTGCGGCTGCTGCGGACCCTGCACTTGGCCCTTATCCGTGGTCTTGCGCGGGTCGCCGTCGAGGATCAGCCCGGCGTCGTCGAACTTCTTGTTCCAGGCCACGATCTCCTTCAACTGCGCGTCGGGATCCTGGCCATGACTCGCCACCACTTCCGGCCAGGTAGACGCACCGATGCGCAGCGAGACGCGCTCCGCCATGGCCTCTTTGAGTGGATCGACCGACTCGAACTTGGGAGCGGTGAAGCGAACGCCGTAGTTGAGCTCAGGAATCTCGCCAGCGACAAAAGCCACATTGATGAACCGCTTCCAAATGGGAATCAGGAGCTGCGGGATCAGGCACAGCCAGCGATAGGCTTCGACCGTGTTGCGGAAACCCAGCATGCCGCCACGGAACGAGCTGTAGTTCACCGCGCTCATGTCGCCAGTGAGCAACTCGTAGGGGATGCAAAGGCCAGCCGCAATCGATCCAAGCTGAGTGGAGCGATAGTCGCGGTAGCCGGAGCTGTGCGCCGGCGCGCCGAAGCGGACGTCCTCGCCAGGCTTCAGCCGCTTGATGATGCCGGGCTCCAGGAACTCCGTCGGCTCGCTGGTGACCGGGTCGGTCGTCGTCTCGGTGAGATTGGCGAAGGAGCCATCTGGCGAGACGACGAAGGCCGCGAAGCACGCCTCGATCTTCTTGCGCACCAGCTCGGCGTCCTCGTATTCGTCGAGGTCGCGCATCTTGAGCATCACTGGCGCGAACCACGTCACGCCGCGCACCTGCCCGGGGCGATCCTTTTTATAGACGTGCAGAACGCTGTCGGCCGGGATAGGCTTCGAGATGAAGCCTGCCTGCCAATTCGTCAGCGTCAGCGCACCCGGGTGGTTTCCGAACATCCAGTAGGCGACCCGCTTGCCGATGCCATCGAACTGCACGCCCTGGATGATCGTGCCGCCGGACTCAATCGACATGGTCTTTGCGTGATCGAGATAGTCCGCCTCGAGCACCTGCAATTGGAACGGAACGTCCATCCCGTCGCCGGGCCGGCGCGGCCGGAAGCGCACCAGGCACTCGCCGCTCTCTGCTACCGCTCGCGCGATCTGCCACTGCAAACCGTACAAATCGAACTGGCCATCGGCGTCCGCCTGGTCGGCCCATGTTTTGAACTTCTCGTCGATCAGCGCGTTGAGCTTGTCGTTGCCGGTGTCCGCTCTCGGGAGGATGCCCGTGCCGACCTGATTCCCGATCAGTTCGCTCAGCGCCTTCGCGGCGAAGGGGTTGTTGCGCACCAGGTCGCGCGCGCGATTGCGCAGCCACACCATCGAGCTTTGCGTCTCGCGGTTGGCGTCGGAGTTGGACGTGACCCAGCCGCCCGTGCGGCGGCCCATCATCCCGCCCTCGTAGTTGAATTGCTCGACGAGACCGAGCGCGCGGCGGTACTGCACACGCCGCAGCGCCTCGCGCGGCGAGAAGAACCCGATGGCCCGGTCGAGCCAGTTCGTAGCTGCGTTAGCCATTCGGGTTGTTGCCTCGTCCGTCCTTCGAAACCTGAGCGTAGGAGTAGCTCTTCGGCGCCGCTGGATTGAGCGCGGCTTGACGGGCTCGCATCCACGCCTGGGACTTGATCATGTCGTCGGTGCTGGCGTAGTCGGTGCGCATCCCGTCGATGGTCACGCTCCTCACACCGCGGCCGATGGCATCGTCCAGCAGGTCGATGAGCACCTGATAGTCGGCTGTTGTCTTGGCCATGCTTACCGCCCGAACCAATTGCGCTTCTGCGGGAAGCCCTCGCCGCCGCGCAGGAACGGGTTGGCGTCAGAGCGCTGCGCCGCCGGCGCGCTGGCCGGGCGAACGTCCGGCTCCTCCACCGCTTTGGCTGCTTGCGGTGGCGGCGCGGGCTGCCGCCGCGTGTGCTTCCCAAAGCGCTCGCAGAACTTATTCAACTGCGCGCCCGACAGCCCCAGCGACTTGAGCGCGGCGTAGGCATACACGCGGCAGTCGAGAGCCTCGTTGCGCGCGCCGTCCTTCTTGCGCCACTCGTACTTCGGAAAGCCGTTGTGGTACTTGACGTACTTCTTCTCGGCGGTCAGTTGCTCGAAGTACTCCAGGTCGCGGCCGAGCGGAAAGTGGCAGTGCCCGGGCCCTGGCTCTTTCACC